GATGGTGGCGTAACGATGTTCTTATGAGGCTAAGAACCCATATAAAACTTTTTAATGCCATTTCAGACGGAGAGTACGATGACTCTCTGGAGGTATTCTCCGTAAAAGAGCGGCTTGAGATAATAATAGCAAAGGATAAGATATATCCATTGCCAAGGGCTCCGGAACAAGAAAGGGTAAGGTCTATGTCCGAGAAGTACAACCTTTACACGAACATACTTCATATGAGCCTCGGTCAGTTTATTATGCTTGAGTCAGAGCTAAAGGCGGAGAATAAGCGTGACGAAATAATAGCATCGTTAGTCATACGGCCAAAAGATGAAACAGATTATGACAACCAAGACCAAGAAAGGGAAGAGGATATCGTTAACGCATTGCTTGATGAGGACATAAGAGATGTTCATTCCGTAATTAGCGCTATGATGCTAAATAGGGAATTCACTCTCTTCACAAAGTTTAGTGGTGTCCTATACAACCGCTACGAAAAAGAGGAGGAGGAGGAGGAGGAGAATGAAGGCGAAAAGAATAAAGAATCCATCGGCGAGGACGAGTTTAAGAGTCAGTGGTTCTGGTATGGCATAGTCAGACAGCTCGCACAAGAGGATATAAGGCGATTTAACGACATTTATGACCTTAAGATGAGTGTGGTTATGGTAGAGCTTTCGTTCCTCTCTCAGAGGTCAATTTTAGATGAGGCAAGAATGCGAGCTGAGGAGGCTCGCCAGAAGGCACTCTATAGAAGGTAATTTGTAAATTTAAAAAAACAAAGTATGAACAACCTGCTTCAACTTTACGACATTACTAGCCAGTTCGCAGAGCGCCACCGTATGATTTCGGAGTTTGGCGTTCTTGGCTCTGAAGAAGAGATTGGTAGTGTTGAGTTTGAATATCGCAGTATGCAGTTGGTGGTCTCTAGCTCCAACATTTCTCGTGAGCTGAACAGACCTACTTTCCGGCTTAACTTCTCCCTCATCGTAATGGATAAGACTGTTGCTGGAGACCCTCGCGCTAGATTGCTCTCTACAGAAGAAAACATCTTTGTTATTGGTCAGTATCAAGATTACCTCCTACAGCAGGACAATGACGTGGAGTTTGAGGATGTTGAAGTTGTCAGCATTGATGACTCAGACGATTATGTAATAACAGTCGCATACTGCGACTTTGGGGTCAATTTCTCCCGTAAGGGTTACACCAATCCTATTGCATTGCCAGTGGCTCCGACCATTACTGGCGTTCCCACAATTGGAGGGACCGTTGAAATAGGCGAGGTGCTTACCGCGACAGCGGCCTCAGTCACCGGAGTACCTATTCCTGTTACCGCTTGGCAGTGGCAGATTAGCGATGACGGCGAGACGGGATGGGCGAACGTATCAGGTGAGACAGACAGCACATACACCATCGTAGAGGCAGATGCGGCCAAATACCTTCGGGTTGTTCAAACAGAAACTAATAGCGAAGCAACGGACACAGAGTACAGCGCATCAACAGTGCAAGTACCAGAACCCGTTGTTGAGCCTTAACATATAAATTATGGCACGTAAAAAGAAAGTAGCAACTCCACAAACAACTTCCGTAGAAGAGGTCGTTGCGCAACCAGAAGTTAAAAAAGCACCGGCAGCAAAGCAGTACCGTTGCATTGAGTGTGGCGGAGACGTAGAAAACAAGCGTTGCAAGCGCTGTGGTGGCGCACTTGTGCGTGAGGTATGATATCTCGTCAGAAGCAGATATATGAATTACGTAAGGCGGTTATTGATGAGTTAGAAATCAGAACCGTCAAAAAGCGTATGATTGCTGTATTGACAAACAAGAAGCAAGTATATAAGGGCAACCTTAAGGAGGTAATTAATAAAATAAGCTACAGGAAGTCAATCAAGGTAACTAATACCGCCTTTGATGAGGCAACAGGCTTTATGTATAGAGCGACGGTAAACTTTGAGTTTGATTTTGGCGAAAGCGGTTACGCAAAGTTTCTTGACATCGTTCCATATAGTGATATTACCTACAAATCAAGCGGTAGCGGCATAGAAAACCTTATGCAATGGATTAAAGACAAGCCTCTTGCCACTTGGAAAAACCCAGTTGGAATTAGCGATATACAACAATCAGAGCAGAAGCGAAGAAGGCTTGCATACGCGATTCGCAAGTCTCAAGACAAGAATGGCGGAGTCAAAAATAAAAGTAACTTCATTACGTTTACGCGCAGTAACATAACTACCGCAATCAATAAGGCTGCCGAAAGGTTTGTAAATTATTTGAGCACTGAACTATATCTGGAACTCAATCGGCAAATATTCTTTAAGTAATGGCTTCAAACACTTCAAAGCTGGCCCAAGAGGTCTTAGATTACTCAAAACAGATTGCAAAGCTCCGCGAAGAGTTAAACAAGCTGAAGAAGGGTACCGTTGATTACGAGGTAGCCGAAAAAAAACTTACGGAGGTAGAAAAAAAGGCCAAGAAGGCTAAAGACGACCTTTTAATCGCCACCGGGAAGCTAAACCGAGACAACGCCAATCACAAAAAGTCAGTTGAAAAGTCAACTGAAGCCCTTAAGGAGTACAATAAAACCACAAAGGATACAACTGGCGGCCTTAGTAATATGGCCACGGGCTTCCTTAAGACCATTGCCACAGTTGGTAAGTTCTTCATTGCTTATCAAGCACTTAACCTTGTAATTAGCGCTTTTAAAGAACTTGTTATTGGCTCTGTTGAAACGTTTGTTAAGTTTCAAGACACATTAGGAAAGGTTCAGGCCGTAACAAGCGCTACAGCCTCAGATATGTCCAACATATCAAATGCAATTAAAACTACTGCCGTTGAGACTAGATTTACGGCAACTGAGATTGCAGACTTAGCTGTAGCACTAGGAAAGCTTGGAGCTACCTCTCAGGAGATTCCTGACCTGCTTCGTCCAATTTCAACCGCTGCACAGGCCGTAGGAGAAGATGTTGCAGCAGTTGGTGAGGCTATTTTAAAGACTAATAACCAGTTTGGCATATCGTCAAAGGATTCTGTTATAACTGCCGCAATATTCGCAGATGCGATTAATACGAGCGCATTATCCCTATCTTCATTAAGCACAGCACTTCAGTACGTTGGCCCATTAGCTTCTCAGGTCGGCCTGTCTCTAGCAGATACATCTGCGTATATGAAGGTGCTTGCGGATAATGGATTTACTGCATCAAAGATTGGTACTGGATTACGAAATATTTTTATTGAACTAAAGGAGTCTGGAAAACCGTTGATTGAGACTTTAAAAGAGTTAGCAGATGAAAACATATCCTTATCAGAGGCTGTTGAGCTAGTCGGAAAGCGTTCAGCGGGTCAACTTGCGGTACTCCTTGAGAACATTGACATCATTGAAAAGTCAACTAGTGTCACAAGGGCATTGACACAGGCGCGCGTTGCCGAGGCGGCTCAAATGAAAACCACAGCGGCGCAAGCTGATGTTTTAAAGGCTATTTACGAGAATCTTCAGTTATCACTTGGAAAATCTATTGCAGATAACGAAGTATTGTTGAATAGTATTGGCGCACTTGATAGCGGGGCAGAGCAGATGTTGCGTAAGCAAATAGCATTAAGTCAAGTATTTTCACGTCCAGGAGGAACGGAAGCTTACGAGAGAGCCTTGAAGAAAGTAGCCAATAATGGTGTTAAACCACTTACAGCAACACTAGAACTTCTTGCTCAGGTCGGAGTACAATCTTCAAAAAAACTTGAAAAGGAATACGGCGAGTTAGCTATTGGTATAAATCGTACAGAAAGCGAAGTTGAGTCCTTATTGATTTCTTTAGCACAAACATCAAGGAACTCACAGGAGTTTAAAGAAAAAATGGTAAAAGCCTTTCGTGAGCAGGGGCAATCATTTAGTGACGCAACATTTTACGCAATTAAATATTTTCGTTCGTTTGATGACATCAAAGAGATAGCAGACGGAATTCAAGGAATTACTGACGCACTAAATAGAGACTCTAAAGCAGCAAGAGAAAATGACCAAGCTCAAAAGGCTCGTCAAGAAGTAATTGATAAATACGAAGTATCAAAGCAGAGAATAAATAAGCTTGAGAAAGAGGGTATTGACCAATCAAAACAAAGAACTGAGCTTGAAAAGCGAATCAAGAAGGACAGAAGTGATGAAATAAATAATTTAAACGCCCTTAAGTCGGAATACTCTGGCTTAAATCTTCAGGTTGAGCAAAACAACAGGCTTGGAATACTTGTAACACTAGAAGAAAAGCAGAGGCTTGCCCAACTTAAAGAGCAAATTGGACTTGGCGAAGCAAGGTTAAAACAGTATAAGGTAGAATTAAATGACGTTGGAACAGTCTCAGAGGCTGCCAGTGAGGCGCACGAACTTAGAAAGCGTGAGCAGCTTGAACGAGTAAGCGAAAGTGCTGAAGAGTTCAAAGACAGACGTGCTAATCTTGAGGATGAGGCAAGGGCCATAAGGAAAAAGTATGATGATGAAGTAGCTGACGCTAAAAGACTTTACGAGCTTAGAATAGAAGGAAAAGAAGATTATGAAACGATTAAAAATGCTGAAAATGCTTTAAATAAAAGCGTTGCTGAGGCGGAGGAACGCAGACTTGCCGGTATATCTAGTATATACACTGAGATTGGCAATATATACAGGGATGCAGAGGAGGCAAGAAATAAGTTCGTTCAAGAGGCCGAGGCAAAAGGATTTGATGAAGAGCAAATTGAGAAGATTACTGAAGTATACGATAAGTTCAAGAAGGGAACTAAGTCTCTTTTTGAGACGCTTATTGAGCTAGAAACTGAACTCAGTAAAGACCAGTTTGACCAAATAGAGGGACCATTGCGTCAAGCTGCTTCTTCAGCAGAACTATTTAACGAAAAGCTCGCAGCCCTTAAAAAGCAGTATGGTGATTCCGCTGCTAAGAGTAAGGTGTTTCAGAAGAGCCAACAGGAGCTTAGGGATGAGCAGATAGCAAACCTTCAGTCTATCCGAGACAGCCTTGACGTCACAACGGAGGCTGGCGCGGCTGCTGCTGCTATTATTGATAAGCAGATTGCAAAGACTAAGCAAGCTGGAACTGCAGCCAAGGAAACCACCGGTTTGGTTAAGAGCTTATTTAAGGATTCATTTCTTGAGGCAGCAAACACAGCCCTTGAGGCTATTGACAATTTAAATAAAGTAGCATTTGATAACACCATAAAGCGCCTTGAGCAGGAGAAGTCAAAGATACAGGAGCGTGCAGACTTTGAAGAGAATATTGTCAAGTCTCAACTTGATTCACAGTTAATATCTCAAGAGGAATACGCTTCTCGTCTTGAGCAAATCAAGAAAAAGGAAGCCCAGCGGCAGAACGTCGTTGACAGACAGATATTTGAAGAGGAGAAGAAGCGAGACAAGCAAGGTGCAACTAGTGATTATCTATCTGCATTAGCTTCAATCATCCCGAACTTAATCATCACAGAGAAAGAGGCCGACCCTGTGAAGCTATATATCAAGGCAGCTATTTCTGGTGCACTCGCTACAACGGCATACACTTCAGAGATTGCAGCAATTGACAAACGCAGGTTCTTCGGCAAGAAGTTTGCTGAGGGTGGTGTGGTATATGGACCTTCGCACGAGCAGGGGGGTATTCCTTTTACCGTTCAAGGAAGAGGTGGATACGAGATGGAGGGCGGCGAATACATCGTCAACAAGAAGGCGGCAACTAAATACAGAAGCCTTCTTGACCAAATCAACCAAACCAAGTTTCAGCCATCTTATAAATTCGCAACAGGAGGCCCGGTACGTGTAGAGGAAAATGTCCAGAAGCAGTTAGAACTCCTTGAAGCTATTGCCGAGGCCACAACTGGAACAGCATTAAACACCGGACGCCCAGTGCGAGCTTTCGTATCTTCGTCAGACCTTCAGAACGATACTAACGCACGTAGAATCAAAGACAGAAACTCTAATATCTAATGGCAACATACTTCTATTCGTTTGACTCTTATCCAGACACGGATTTGTCTGTTTCTGGAAATATTGAGAGCTATACTGATGATTCAAGCGGTTCTGTAACTATCAGCACTCCGGAAGACTTCAATCTAAATGGCGCTGTTATTGTTGGTGACGCCATTAAGCTCTATAGTTCAAGCGACACTTCCGTTTTTGTTTATGGCGTATTAACCGGAAAGGTCGCGGTGATTGGAGGGGGATGGGATATCAGTATGTCTTACGACAAGAACATTTACTCTGATGCCATCAGCTCAATGACGAATTTTTTGATTTATGCAAAAAACCTTACAGAGTCTGTGCAGCCATATGACGAATATATAACCGTAAACAGTGATGTGTCATATTCTTACCGTATTAATACGCGCGTTGAGACGGCCGCTTATTCTGAGCAGTACATCCGATACAAGATTAAGACGTATCACGACCTTATATTGGATAGTACACGTAGATACTTTTTTGAGGACTTTAGCAACATCGCAACAGCGTCTAATACGATTATGATTGACGATTGCGGAGGACCAAATGGGGTCGCCTACAAGGTTTATATGCCTGAGACAACCTTTGAGTTGTTTAACAACAAGTTTCGCAAGGATATAACCTTTAGAATTGTAGCCTAATGAGCTATCGTGTAGTTATTGGCGGGAACAACGTTGACCTTTTCCCAGAGCAGGAGATTAACATCTCTTTAGATTATTACGACAATGAGGACCCGTCTCGTATAAAGATTCCGTTCTCTTTTGAGGACAAGTTTCCATACACGTCTCATAACAAGAGCGTACTGCAATACAACGCATCTAATGCGCTTGACATTGGAATAACTACTCGCTGGGATTATACTATCTACAATGGAACGGCAATCATTTCTAGCGGAAAGGCTAAGATTACGTCTGTTGTCGTAAATAGCTCAGAACCATACTTCAATATATCATTCACAGACAGGGCTGCCGACTTTGTTAATGACCTTAGAGACTTAACCTTTGCCGACGTATACAATGATACATTTTCTACTACAGTTCGCACACTTAAAACATACCTTGAGGCTAACGCCGACTACAGTGGGCGTGATATTGAGATACCGTTTGTTGATGTAGACAATATTCAGAAAGCTTCCGGGTATGAGTCTCGTCAATTGACTACTTGGGGCATTGATGGAAAGAGGTTTGGTTTATTCCCTGCCCTGAAAGTAACCAACTTCCTTGACAGGGTGTTTGACGCATTGTCGTTCAACTATACATCGTCATTTATATCTGGCACGGCAACGTGGGACGCTAGCGAACTTTATATGCTTTACCCGTCATTTCTTTCAACTGACGAGGCTGATAAACGTAACGCTTTTCTTTTTCCGTTCCCCTACAACGTACCGATTAACCAAGACCAGATTCTTGGCCCTACTCAGGTAACCGTTGACGACCAAAATAAAATTTATTCTTACGTAAGTATTGATAATTATTATTTATCTGAAGCAGAGACTTACGAACCTCACGGACCAACAAACTACAAGCCGGAGAATGATGAGATTTCCTACGAATATGGATTTCAGTACCGAACATCTACTGGTGTTTCGGACTTTGGCTCCGAAAACATCGGCTACATTGCCTACGGTAGTGCGTTTGATGCAAAAATTAACTGGACCGATGCAAATGGCTATGTGACGATTTCTGGCCTTAAAACAGCTATTGTCAGTTCGGAGTATGAATATGCTGACGTTATATTTCCTGTTGCTGTAGATATTGCATCTATAAATACCGCCAAGTTCACGCCATATGTTTATATATATGGAGGATATACTGGAATTGACGCCGTATCCTTTAAGGTTCCTATGCGGGATTCGGCAGGTAACATATTATCACTGACTCCATCAAGCATTGTAAATGCCGTAGCGATGGACGACATAGACATTAATTTAACAGGAGGAGTTAGCAATACACTGACATTTGCAGACTTTGATGCATATATTGATGACACAGAAGTATTTAGATTCCTCGGCGGAACTAGATATTCAGTCTCAATAGGATTAGAGATTTCTTCAGGAAATCTTCTTGTTGATTTGTACACAACCCAAGGTATTGGACAGGGAAATTATATACCTGTAGCGCTTGAAACCGGTTTTTCATTTAGTCAAGCAGATATCTTCAAACAGAGGATATTCGGATATGAGTGGTCTGACCTCGGATTAAAGGTTACAAACGCGGGAAATCTTCCAGCGATTACCGCAACGGACAACTTTACCTTTAAAAACAGTCTAGCTAATAACGACTCCTACACACCATACGATTTATTCGTTGAGGTTATGCAGAGATTTGGCTTGAGCCTGATTTATGATTATCGTTCCGGCGAGCAAAAATTCATACTTGACAATATGAACGATGTCCGTTCCGCTGTTGCTCTTGATATTTCGGATTACGTTGATGACCTTAAAGAGTATGAAATTAGCGCGGCCCCTGAGAAGTATAAGAATATTGAACTAAATAATAAAGACTTTGGTGGCGAATATGATAAGTTTGATAACGAAGTGGTTGTCGGAAGTTACCGTGGAGAACTTAATGCAGACGGTGTTGGTGACTTCAAGCTTGATTTCAAAAGTGGTTTGATTAACCCAATCAACAAAACAGTTTGTGGTCCGCCGTTCTTTAATGACCCACTACTAACTCGTGATGGATTAATTTCTACGCCCGAAGCAGGTCAGATTAAAAATCAAGTTCCAGAGTACGATAAGGTTGGCCTTCGTTTCTTCTATTTGCGTTCCGCAAATAACGCCACAACGCTTCGCTACCCGGTCTTCCGCAGACGTAACGATTACGGTGAAATTATTGACCAGAACGTCTATAAGGTAATTACTACGGTAAAATTGCAGGGGCGAACTATCAATGGAGACTTCTCTACTATAGACCTTCGCTTTGCTGATAAGAACGGGAATACATTTGCTGCGTATGATTATCTTATAGAGACAGAGCGTTTCCGCTCTAACGGACGCGCTAAGATTACATTCTATGCAGCCTTCCCAAATAGCTACTTTGTCAATGGATATTTCTTCAATAGAAAGTTCACTTTGTCTACGGGAGAGACGGTGGTAGTTAAATCTTTTACTGACGCAAAGATGCATAATCAATACATCTACGGCAAAGTAGAAGCAATTTTTGTAGATTAAGTTAATGGCTAAGACTTATAACGATTATCCAATTGCTGCCACCAACAACGCCAAGAAGGCGTTGCGTTGGAAGGAAGAGTATGGAGACGAAGTAAAGGGAGGCACTATCGTTGGATGGACAAGAGCTAACCAGCTCGCGTCAAGAGAAAGTTTGTCCGCTACAACCATTGCGCGTATGGCGTCTTTTGCCAGACACCGCAAGAACGCAGAGGTTGACCCTAAGTATAAGTCTAATCCTTGGAAAGACCGCGGCTATGTAGCTTGGCTTATCTGGGGAGGCACCGCAGGTGTTAACTGGGCTATCCGCAAGATGGAGCAGATTCGTAAAATGTCTGCACACACGCGCCCACAGGATAAGGAAATGATTGATGGCATCATTGATATGCTATTGCAGATTAAAGACCTTGAGAACCGTTTAGAGGTGGCTATGAGCCAACTTGAGCAGTTCAAGAAGGATGGTATCCCCGTTAACGAAGAAGAGTTCTTGAAGGCCGTTAAAGTGTGGTCTCAGGAACTTAAAAAACATAAGGAAGATGAGCAATATCCCACTGTATAAAGTTGTCCTAGGAGACAGTGAGGAGAGCGGTATGTTCCGCATCTCCCTAGTAAACCGCCCTGCTATTGAGGAGGGCTTTATCACATTGGCAGAAGACGATAAGCCTAGCTTTAAGTTCGCCAATGAAGAAAAGAAACAGGTAGTAGGTCCGATTATGATTCCGGATATGCCTATCTACCGCAGCAGCCCATTTATGGGTGAGTATAACATCGTATTCCCTAAGGATACGATTGAAAAGATTATGTACAAGTACAGCAAGGATGGCTTGTTCAACTCTTTCAACATTGAACACGCACTGGACACTCAGGACGTAACAATGCTTGAGGTCTGGATGAAAGAATCAGACCAAGATAAGAGTAACGCATATGGCTTCAACCTTCCGGTTGGAACTGTATTTGTTAAGGCTCAAATTGAGTCTGACGCACTTTGGACTGATATTAAGTCCAATGAACTTAATGGTTTTTCCATTGAGATTAAATCCGATATCGTTGAACAAAAAATGAGTAGTGAAATGGATTTCAAATTCGCTGTAGAACTTGGTGAGCGTATTGCCAAGTTGGAGGCTGCTGTTTCCAAAATCGCTGAAGACCACTCTGCTGTTATGGAACTATGGTCCGAGACACAAGAGAAGTTTTCTGCTGTTGAAGAAGAGCAGGTAGAACAAGTAGCGGAAGAGATGTCTGCTGAGGAGCCAGCCGTAGAGGTTGCTCCAGTAGCTGAGGAAGTTGCTAATGTAGAAGAGCCTATTGCCGAGCAAGAGGTTTCTTTGTCAGAGGAGACTCCTGAGGTTGTTGAGAATCAGGAGGCAGAACTTTCTGCTGAAAATCAAGAGTCCGAAGAGAACTCTGTTCAAGAAGCTGAATTGGCTTTGTCTGCCGAGCAAGAGGGTGTGGAAGCATCCGCTGAGGAGGTGGCCGAAGATAAGGCACGCAATTTTGAGCGAATCACTTCAGATAAAGTAAAGATGATTGACAAATTCTTTGGCAAGCGTTTTTATTGATTATTTGTAGATTAAACTAATTGATTTAAAATCTGAATTAAAATGGCAATTTCTGTTGCAACTTTAGACTGGGGCAACCGCACCCCCGACCTCTTCATTGATTCTATGGTGAAGAGCGCCAAAGTGTTGGACCGTTTCCGTCTTATTGACGGAGTTAAGTCAAAAGTACAAGTACCCATCTTTGATGCTAGCTTGACTTTCGGCTCTGACCTTTGTACGTTTGATGCTCAATCTTCTGCCTCTATTGACGAGAAGGAGATGACTGTATCTACCTACAAGTGGGCTTTCTTGAACTGTAAGAACGTTCTTGAGTCTACCTATCGTTCTGTATTGTTGAAGCAAGGACAGCACAATGAAGAGACTATGGATGCTCAATTCAAGGATTGGGTATTTGATTACTTCGCTAAGTTGTCTGCTCAGAAGGCTTTGGAATTGGCTGCTACCGGTTTGACTACCGAAATGGCTGCTGACGCTGCTGTATTGGACTACGACACCAACGCTGCTATCTCTTCTAGCAACATCCTTTCTTTGATGCAAGGTGGTTACGAGGCTATGAGTGCTGTTATGTTGTCTGCCGTTTACGGAGACGCTGACCGTGCATACCGTCCTGCTTTCTTTATGGGTACTGCCGCTGTTCAAGCTTACCAAATCGCTATCGCTGGTTTGTACACCACGACTGCTCAAGGTGTAGTTGAAGGCAATATCCCTGCATACTACGGTATGGAGGTTATCCACTTCCCTTCTTTGGCTGCTGGTGAGTTCTTCATCTCTGCTCCTGAGAACTTGGTAATGTTGACCGACGAGTACAATGACGTTCGTGCGATTGATATGAAGTGGGAGGCTGAGTTGTCCTCTGACAAAATCTGGGGTCAGTTCAAGTTGGGCTTCTCTTACCTTAAGGGTGAGGAGATTGTCTACGCTAAGAACTTCGCCTAATATTAATTAACGGAAGGGGCTAGTCCCCTTCCTTTTAAAACTTATAGAAAAAATGGGTTGTACTGTAAATTTCGCTAACGTAGATGACATCATTTACTCTTGTGATGAGTTGTCAACTGGTGGTTTGAAGACCGTTTATCTTTGCGACAAGTCTGACTTGGATGGTGTTGATGAGATTGACTTAACTACTTCTCCCGGAGAAGTTACTATCACTAGCACTACTGACCTTGAGGCAAGCGGAGTAAAATTTGTTACTCTTGGCTTCAACAACAAGGATGGTTTCTCTAACTTCACCGACGTTAAGACTCTTAACGCTGATGGTTCCGGCTCTGCTGTTCCTACTATTCAGATTGAGTTCATTCGTATGGGCAAAGACCTCCGCAATACTCTTGAGACAATCGCTCGCCCAGGTGCTGAGTTGGTTGCTTTTGTTGAGACTGCTGCTGGAACCTACCATATGGTTGGTTATGACTTCGGTTTGTATGCTGGTACTGTAGATGGCGCTTCTGGTGTCGCTCGTACTGACAAGAACCGTTACCAATTGACTCTGATTGGAGATGAGAACGTTCTGGCTTACGGAATGGACTCCACCAACTGGGGTAAGATTCGTAGCTAATAGTTAGTTCCGATAACTCAAGGGGGAGGGGGATTCCCCTCCCCTTTTTTATATTTAACAGATGAAGTCTATACGAAACGGTCTTGTAAACTACGTATCATTCGTTCGCACGTATGATATGCAAGCGGAAGCATACAACGTAAAGCTTGAAAAGGTAGTTGGCTCTGTTGAGTACAACTTTTATGGATTACAAGACATCTCTTCGTTTGATGCGTGTAACGACTTTATCACCCTCACCATTGACCTGATTGACACTGATGTAGACGGTGGTGAGTATTATCTGACAATCTCTGGCGCTAGTGGCGACTACGCCAAGTATTTGTGCAACGTAAAGGACCACGAATACGTCAACTCTACAAACGCAAATTCACTGTTAGCAAGTACAGTAAAAATTAGTAACTTGTAAATTATAAGGTATGGGACTTTGGGATAATGTAAAAGACTTTTTCGCGGCCAACACATATGTAGTGGCTACAGAAACAAACGTCTCTACCAATCCACTTGAGAAGTCTGTTGAGTCACTCAATGGACGGTACAATGTGGGTATGACTGAGGTTGGTGACTACATCAAGTT